TTAAACCGTCTGATGTAGCGCTTTATCAAACGGCTTTTTAGTCTTGTGTATATAAAAGGCGATTTTTGCCAGTTTCCGCATTAGTGCAACGATGATTATCATCTTAGGCTTTTTTGCCGCTTCCAAATTGCTTACAAGTTGAGGAAATGCATTCATGCGGTAGGCAACAAGGACAGGCATAAACAAGGCGCGTTTTAATTGGCGGTGTCCGTATCGGCTCAATCGGCCGTTTTTTTTGACACTTGTACCTGATTGTTCAATTTTTGGACTTAGACCGGCAAAGGCTACAAATTTATTCGCTGTTTCAAAATTTTTATCTGTCAGGTGTCTCAGTAGGATCACTGCGGTTTCTTTTCCTATTGCCGGTATGGTTTGAAGGTTTTGATATTCGATATTTAGGCTTTCTTTCTGCTTTATCATGCCTTCTATCCGCTTTGATGTCTGATCTATTTTTTCTTCAAGCAGTTCTATGATTGCTTCATGGGTTGATTTTATGTAGATGTCTTTTGCTGTATGCAACCTGTTTTGTGTTTCTTTTTGCTGCTCCTTGAGTTGTTGTAGCAGATTTATCAGTTTGTAGAGTGTGGGATTTTCAGACGGCCTAAACGGTGTCAGTTTGTCTAAGTGTCGGTTTGCAAATTCTGCAATAAGCTTTGAATCTGCTTTATCTGTTTTGGTATGGCTGAACTGACTTTTTGCGTATTCTTTTATTTTCAAGGGATTAATTACATAAACGGTGTATAGTGCGCTCAAATACTCAGCCGCCTGTTCGTAATAAATACCTGTTGCTTCCATACTTATGGCAATTTTTCTTATTCGTTTTGTTTTTATCCAATTAATCAGATTCTCAAATCCTTCTGTATTGTTGGATATTTTTATATAGTCTTTGCTTCCTTTAGTTGTAATCAACGTTGCGTCTATGGTGTCTTTTGATACGTCCAACCCTATTACATTCATTTCATTTTCCTTATTTATTCAGCCTGTAATGGCTATGATGATATTCAATCTTTAAGGTAATTGGACGGTTCGACATATCTTTTCCTCAGTTTTTAACTTTGGCCGTTTTACTGTCTAAACCGCCCAGGCTTTTATTTTGCGCTTAAACAAAAACCTGTAAACCGCCTTAATTAAAACGATTTACAGGTTTCAATTTAATTTACCCAATTTCAAAAAGGCGGGAGTTCCCGCACCCCATTGATATTTATTTAACCGTTGATTCCGCTTAGGCTACATCAACAATTAAATAAATATCTCTTAACTGCCGACCTTTGCACCATTTTGGAATCCGGTTGTTTCTCCTGCTTCGACATAGCCGTCATACATCAGGTTTTGAGGGCTTTTACCGCCCATTGTAAGGACTTGACCAGTTTCATGCGTGTAGGCTGTCTGCGGTGTTGTTTGTGGCTGTTGTACGGTTTGCTGTTCATCCTTATAAGGATTGAAAGGCAGGCCGTTTTTCACGTAGTCCTTACACATGGCTTTAGTAACTTCTTTTAGCGGCGTGCCTTGGGAGCTATAACAAGTACAGCCACTATTACCACCTTCAACACACCCGGCGATGTATTCAAAGGTTTTAACTTGTCTTACATTGTCATAAATGGGTTTACTTTCAGGTTTTTCGGCAAGTCTAGGTACAAAATCTTCAGGCTTTAAACTACTAGTCGGTTGAGGCGGTATACTATTTTCCGGTGTTGTAACTTCATCTGTTGTATCTGTTTGAGTCAATGCCGCTGTCTGTTGTTTTTCCTCTTGGTTAAATCGTTTACTCATTCCATTAATGGTATAAACGGCAAAACCAATTAATAAAGGTAAAAACAAGGCTAAGAATATAAGACTTTTTGGGATACGTCTTTTAGGCTTCGTATGCACCTCGGCGGATTTATACATACCAAAAGACTTCTTGGGAACTACAAACGTTCTTTCTATTGCCCTAGCGATATTCACACTGCTATCAGGCTGATCTACACATTCATTCCATTCATAAAGTTTACGACCAACCGGTTTAATGGATACATGCATATGTCTTTGAACAAGCTTTCTTACGAAACTATCAAGAAAACTTGGATGTTGCGTTATTAAGACGATGTCTAAGCCATGATGTCTATGTAATGCTAAAGCTTCTATAAATGGAGGTACTTTTGAAGCGGCTGATCTAGTACCTAATAAACGCTGGGCTTCATCTATGATGACGAGCGAGCCATAAGGGAGGAAGTCTTGAAAAGGCTTCTCTTTAATTTGTTCATCTGTGAGTTCTTCATGTTCTATCTTCAGTTCGGGGATACCGTTGACAAAGAGAGGGCGTTTTTTCTTTACACCGTCTTTATCGGTAAAGTGGGTATAGCTTTCATCGGTCATCAACATATTGACGACAGAGCTGGTCTTTCCGCTACCCGGAACGCCTGTTTGCAGAATAATCATTTATTTTTACCTCCACCCGGTATGAATGACAGTTTGCTTATGCTTTGCATTGCTACATTAAAGGCGAATGCGCCGAATATCAGACCTAATGCATGGCCGAAACCTGCCATCATGACAATTTGAATAATGTCTGATGGCATTGAGTTGAACTGATTTTTTACGTAGTCTTTTATAAAACCTAATCCAACTGTAAAACCTGTAAAGGTTACAAAACTAATGCCAAGTGCAATAAATACTTTTGCAACAATATAGGTTAATAGCCTTTGTAATATGGCGAAAAACGCAGCTTTCATGCTTTAGTCCTTTCTACTTGAAAACATGATAAATGCTGCTGCTACCGCTGCGATACCAATCACAAGGTAGCGTATCATTTGTGCAAAATTACAAATCATGTCATATTTAAATTCCATGGTTATGCCCAAATAGGTTGCAGTTCGTGGAGCAGGGCAAACACCATTATCGGGTAGGAAGAAATCGGGGCTAAATGTTGTTTCGTTATTTGTATGAGGAATTTTGAAAGGTTCTTCTTGTTCCTCTACATCGCCTTTTTCTGAACAAGCTAATATGTCAGGGAAAACATTACAAAGTAAGCCTTTTGATTCTTCTTTCTTGTCATCTTTTTTATCTTCTTTTCTTTTATCAGAAGGGTCATCATCCGGGTCAGGTTTATGATCTGGACGTTTATCAGGCTTTCCATCTGAATCGGGTTTATCATCAGGTTTTTTATCAGGCTTTCCATCGGTATTACCGTTAGGATTTCCGTCAGGCTTCTTATTGGGTGCTTCTGGGCTACCTGGATCAAGATCAGGACGCTGCGTAGTTTCAACATTTGTGGTTGTGTTGCCGCTAGAATCTTGGCCAAAAGTTATGGTAATTTGAACCGGTTTGCCATTTTCGGGAGTTATAGGGCCAATGGTTATAGACGTACCGGCAGGGACTTTTATATTTTCTTTATATTCAGGGTAACCCGTGCCTTTGATAAATGGATTTGGGTTTCCATCAATAGATGAGGTAGCGATTTGTAAAAATGTTTCTTGATCAAGAACTACTGTATCTCTCATAAATAACTGAAATGAAATTGGGCTTCTTCCGTCACCCCCATACGTTACCGAACAATTTCCGCCATTCATATTGAAAAAACATGCATCAAGGCTATAAAATTCCCAAAATTTTTCGCCTCTTCCTTTGTCCAATTCAATTTTTTGTTTATCCCAAAATGAACCTGCAAGTTTTTCCATTTTGCTTTTCATAAGTTGTTCTGCATCAATTCGACTTTGGCCACCTTTTCTATAGGCGCTTAAAACCGAACTATCAATGCCATAACATGCGACTTTTTGTCCATCATTGATAATACAATTACGCGCCGGCCATTCTTTCAAAAATTCTTCGCTGACTTCATTCCACTTATATCCTTGGCTTTCTATATCTCCTTTGACGGCTTGATAGGCTTCATAGGCTAAATAAGCAGCTGTACCCCAACCGGATAAACGTGTTCCTAATGCCGCGCCTCTTTTTACCAGGCCAAAAGCGCCTGATAGGACGGTTTTACGGGATACTTGGGCTTCAACAGTTGCACTTACAGTCTGTTTTGACAAATAGCCTTCATATCTAGCTTTCATTGCCTCGGTTTGGAATTTTCTATACGAATTATCAGATACAGAACGAGACCACGGTTTTTTTCCCAATGTTCAGTATGTTGTTTTGTATAAGTGATATTCTTTGATTTATTAACTTGAATTTCGCCAGCAATAGCAAAGCCAGAAGTAAATAAAACTAATAACGGAATGATAAATTTATTCATTTTTAACTTTTATTTTCTCTTTCTTATTCTCTATGGATTCATTTAAATCGGACATAAACTTAACCATATCAGGATCTTTAGGGCTTGGTTTTTTTGGAGTTGTATCCATTAAATAAAAGTCATCATTATCAGAAAATTTAATATTAGATTTAGATTTTTTTTGAATAAAACCTAATAAATTTATAACTAGATACAATACTAAAATTGAATATCTAATTTCATTAGGAATAAAAATAATATTTAAAAAATGAAATGTATAGAGAATAAAAATAACAAGATTAAAAATTCTAATAAACATAATGCTAACTTTCGTAATGGTTGCTGAAAGTTAGATTATATAGCCACGTCATTTAAAAATCATCCAGCCCACCAAGACCGGAACGAACACACCAAGATAAAAATAAAAATCCATCATGGTTTTACCTTAATTTCTGCCATATCAACCTAATACCCCAAACCGCTGCCATGATGGCAACTACTGACCAGCCTATATAGGATCCGTCTTTCATGCTATCTATCGGGTTACACTCAGGCAATTCAGCTTTTAAAATCTGTTCCCCATATTTCCAACCAAACTTTGTAAAATTAAGCTGATACAACTTTCCATCATCGCCAATTTTGGGAGGCACTAAACTGAAATAGACGTTTTCAGCGTCTTGGCGGGTTGCATAACAGTTGTTTCCGACTTGATAGCCCATTATTTAGATTCTCATATCAATTAATATTCAGACGACCTTTAAGGGATCGTCTGAAATGTGCTTCAAATTAACGCAATACGCGGCGGATCAGCTGGACAGCGAAGATTGAAGCGATAATACCCAGTACGATGGCCGCAACAGATAATGCATCAGTCTTTGCAGTATTCAAATCTGTTTTAACGCTTTCAGGTACTTCGGCCCATGCTTGAGTAGCGAAAGCCAGAGGAGCAGCGGCAACAACAGCCAGTTTTGCGCCGTATTTACGGCAGGTGTTCATAAATTTCATGATGTTTTTCCTTAACGAAATGTTTAAAAAAATGTGTTTGCGGGCTATGTGAAGGTTTTAGAGACCGCCCGCCGAGCCTCTTAAACTTAATCTTCTTTTGCATAAAAACTGAAAATTAAAAATTCGCCGCCGATTTCTTCAATCGCCGAATTGAAAGCATCTTCATAGCTTTCATATTGGCCGGCAGATTTAATATTGGGCGTGAAACCAATATCGCCGAATGGATCGGGATAAATGAATTCATGATTTTCGAGCTCTTGAACAATAAATTTTTGCTGATACTTACTCATGATTCAGCCTTTCTTAGGCTTTGGGCGGTGCGCCTTTAACTTGGAAATCAAGCAATTTAGGAACGAGGCCTTTACCTGTTGATTCCATTGCAACGGTTACGTCAACCGCACATGGGAATTTAAGGTTTTTCAATTTTTCAAAATTATGGCTGTCACCAAACTTCATGCTTGCCGCGGTAAAGCCCACGGCATTGCCGTTTGAGGGCATAGGGCTTGCTACCAAGACAGTGCAAGAATCGATTTTGTTACCGTCGATTTCGCCTTTGAATTGTTTTGCTCCCAGAAGAGTTGCTGAATATGTGGTTACTTGGCTTTGATCAAACATTTGAATTTCCTTTACTGTTTAAAAAATTTGAAATAATTTTCTCTTCAAGTTCAATGTCTCGAATGTGTTGTTTTTCCCTGTCTTGTGGGAATGCGGTTTCTTTCTCATCAAGCAAATCATCAAGTAATGTTTGCATTTTCAAATCATCAATTGCTTTTTGCTCTTCGTGTATATACTGGATCTTTTGCGTCTGATCTCTACAATCGTATTGTTCAGGTTGCAGACCTTTGGGATAACCTTCAACGCCTTTTACAAGTTCATCGACGATTTTCGTATCATCCCAGCCTATATCGCGAAGGAAATTGACCATCTTTCCAACTTGATTACGCGCATGAAACAGTTTGTGATCAAAAGATAGATTTACTGTTTCAGTCTTGGCATCCATCCTCTTAGCTTCTGTTTTGAATATCGCCTTACATATCGGATAAGCACCGCCAAGATACGAACCGGCATAAAGCAAAACATCTAAGGGAATTTCTATATCGCCTGCCCGAAATTCAGTTTCAAATCTGACCCAAGGACTGTTGACATCGCCGAATTGTTTTCCTTTCTCATAAACACGGGTAAATTTAGAATTTCCGCGTTTGCCTACATAAAAGGTTTTGCCGCTACCATCATCATTGCGCCATGCAGTACCTCTGCATTCGCTTTTAGGTCTCATATTGTGAACGTCAAAATGACCGTTATCATGATCAAGTAATGCCTGATCGGGTGTGTATTCGCCGTTAAAGAAATCATGGGCTACATCGACACGGGTTATTTTCGGGCGGAAGCATTTACTTAAGAATTCATGTAGGCGGTTTTCCCAACCGGGTATAGCAGCCTGACAACCTGTACCATTCAATTCAACTAACATTGTTTCACGCTGTCCGCCGTAATGAACTTTTCCATATTCAACGTTATCCGGGCCGAGTTGATAACAGCTTTTGTAGAAAAACTTTCCTTTGAACGGTAATTTTTGTGTAATGCCAAAACCGAAAATTTCTTCTAACAGCTCGCTATACTTCACAACAAATTCAGTATCGGATACCAATCCTTTGCCTGTTACTTTCGGTAAACTGTCTTCGTGAATCGTGAAAGTAATTTGGTCAATAAATGCGCCGTCATCCCTTCCACGTCTTAACGGTATTTCGATGAATTTGCCTTTTCCATCCGATACGAAATGGCTGAAATATTCAAACTCAAAATCTTGGTTATCCGATTTTTCCGCACCCTTCGGATTAAGGGTTTTATTTTGCTCCCCCCCTATTAGCCTAGGGGGGGAGCCTTCGGCGGTTGTCGCAGCCTTGCCGTCCGCTGACGCGTCCGCCATATCCGCGACCACCGCCACGGCTTTACCTTCCCAAGCTTTCACGGTTGTATTCCTTATCCATCAGTTGTTTTACAAACAATCTGCCGCATTCATGCGCTTCGTTTTCGGTTTTTTGTTTCAAAGTCGGATTGCGGATAGGGAAACAAAGTGTTTTGATGCATTGGGATTCATTGTCTTTATCCCTGAATACTTTCAAGATGTATGCTTTTGGGAAAGATGAGGGTTCGGGATTGACGGTATAGAAAATAAACAT